ATAGATGTAACTTTACCTAATGTATCAATTTCAGCAGCACCTTGAGCACCTTGTCCACCACCACCTTCAAAGATAAGTGTTGGAGGAGTTGCATAGTTTCTACCTTGATTAGTTAATGAAAGACCAGTAACTGTTTGAACAGTAGGTGTTCCTGTAGCACCAGTTCCTTCTCCACCAAGTATTCTTGCATTAGCAGCACCAAAGAAATTATCACCTTTCTTAGTCATCTTAATATAAGATACTTGTCCAGGATTATCAGTACTTAAAACAACATCACCCTCTGCAATAGTTGGGAATATTGAAGGTGCTGGAGGAACAACATCATTCTCAAATAAGGGTGTCCCGTAAAATCTAGGACCGATAGCATATGGATAAACAGGATTACCACTACTATCCTCAATCATATAATAAGCATATGTTCCATTAGGATATTCTGGGGTTACTGCAAATTTACCATTATAAGCATCTAAAGTTCCTTTTATTCCAAGGAACTTCCAATTACTAGTAGTTCCAGTAGTATGAACAGGTTGTGATCCTCCACTACTAATAGCAGCAGTTGCTTCGTAAATTACATTAGATGAGTTTTTAACAGTCTCACCTATAACATAAGCAGTTCCACTATCCCAAAGAACAGATTCATCAAATATATTATCATCAATCAAATCTCCTAAGAGATAACCATCTTGAACAGTTCTAACTCCATAACCAGCAGTAGTATATGCAAATACGTACAATGCAGCTGGTGTAGTTGCAGGAACTTGGAATGTAACTGATCTTGTTGTTGCTCCGTTAAATCCAGTTAGATAACCAGTATATGATACTGTAGAACCATCTATAGTATAGGTAATACCTGGTCCACCAAATAACTGTGTAGTATCTCCAATTACAACAGGGTTTTGACTATGCCAACCATCTTCATTTATTCCTATTAATAATTGCTGACTATCATTACTAGAATCATCTAAGTTAAAGACATAAGTTTTACCACGTTCTAAACCTAAGAACGATGGAGAAGATCCGTTAAAGAGATATTTTCCATTAGAAGAAGTGACAGTATAATTTACTGTGCTTGCTGTTGTAACTACAGGTCTATTACCAGCTAATTCTAAAGATGTTTTTAAACGATATCCTGAAGTTTCTCTAACTACAGTTCCAGAAGCATTATATCCCCAAGGTCCATAAATCGGATAACCATCATAAGACATACCAAGAATCTTAGAATGTCCATCTGTATGTCTTGCACGATCAATAGTCGCAGGATCGTTTGAATCACTTTGATAAAAATTATCAGTATAATAAGTATTTGGTCTTGGATCATTATCAACTGTAGAATCAAAAATCATATATCCTTCATCACCTTCATATCCAGACATATATCTGTGATATGCACAATGATAATAAATCTTTGCCGACTCATCCGCATTCATTATGAATAACGGTTGATATATGTTTTCATAATCAGCAGCTGGTGCTTGTGTTACTCCAGTGCTCTTATAATAAAGTGTACCAGGACTTGAATTTAAAGGACCATCTGGAGTAGTACTGAATCTCATTGGATGACCATCAGCACCATGACTATTAGAACTATCAGATTGATTCCAAATAATCAAATAATTCCTTTGAACTTTAATGTTCTCAGGAGACATATAATATTTTCCTGGAGTAAATGCACCAAACTCACTTGCTTCTGTTCCAAAATCAATATAGAAAACACCATCTGTAAATGTTCTAGGAAGTTCACTAATAGTAAAGTTAAATCCATTAGATCCTAAACATCCATCACCCTGAGAAAATGTTGCAGAATCAGCAAGATCTCTAAGATATACTCTTGTTACAACACCCTGATTATTTCTAACAACTTTAGATATTTCACCTCTAGCATTTCCAGCAATTTCATCAACTAATCTACCAACTTCAATAGTTCCTAATGTCTCATCAACATTAGTAACTGTTAGCATAATATTATCATATTCTACTTTAATATTCCAAGTAAATGGTCTTAAAAGACCCCAATCAAATACACCATTATCTAATTCAAATTCATTAATAAGTTTATTTGAATGATAATATTTGATATTATTTTCAGTAACAACATCATAAGCATCGTTACTTTTAACGTAATTATTTTTAACCGCATCAATAGAATGTCCTGGAGGAGCATTACCATCTGGACCCCATTCTGGAGTATGTAATAATCCACCATTCGCTAAAATACCAAGAACCTTATCTGGTTGATTTTCTCTAGTACCAGGATTAGGAACGTCTTTACCACCTCTATAAACAAAAGTTTGACTAAATGATCTATCTACTAAAGGTCCGCCACCTGGAGCTGCCTCTGCTTCTGTCCAAGTAGGTTTTGGATGATTGTCTGATGTAATAGATAATCTATCAGTAGAATTAACAAATGCACCAGTAGTTGTAGAGTTAGGATGTGATTGCCATATTCTATTGATATCAAAAGAAGTTACGACATTAGGAGTTTCATCCTGTGGAATAATTTGTAATCGTAAAGGATCATATCCACTACCTCTATTCAGAACCCTAACATGTATAATCTTTCCTGAATCTTCATCAATGATAGGATAAAGAAGTGCTTCTGTATCTGGAGTTCCACATCCAGTTACAGAAAGTTTAGGAGGATCTGATACCGAGTAACCAGACCCACCGTTTAGTACTTCTACTGCTTTAACGCCAAAAGTTTCATCGAAAATTGGGTTAATTACAGCACCAGATCCAGGAACAGTTCTTGCCATTTATATCAACTTACAACGTTAATTTGTCCTTGCATCGCAGCATGGAGAGTACACTGATAATACAGTGTTGATGGAGCATCCATAGGGACAGTCCAATAGAGAACACTAGTTCCACTACCAGATTGACCAGCAGTATATGGAGTTCCAGTTAAACCCTGTGTGCTCTGTATTCTAAAAGGATGAGCACCACCCATTGTAGTATTGTCAAAAGCATAGGTAAAACCTCTACTTACATAAAGAGTTGGATCATTAGTTGCAGAAGCAAACCCAGGTCCATCAATAGTATAGTCTGTGCTTCCGTTAGAACCTAATTCCCACCATGTAATAGGACTTCTTGTTTTAGTCCAATTTGTTCCATTCCAGAATAATGAATCACCTTGAACAACACTAGAAACATCAACATCTGTTAAGGATGCTAAAGTTGTAACAAGAGTTCCATCAAAGTTTACTGTGAGTGTATCACCAGATACTGCTGTTGTAATATTAGTTCCACCAGCAATAGTTAATGTATCTGTTGTAGTATTAGCACTTGTTGTACCAGTATCACCACCAACAGTTGCCCATAGGTTTTGTTGACTAGCACCAGCAGCATCATCACCAGGAACAAATTTACCCCCACTAACACTCCACTTTAGGACTTGTCCTTCAGTAGGTGCTGCAGTAGTAATATCAATATCTTTTAAAAGATCAACACTAGAATACTGTGTTAAAACTTTTGCTTGCACATCACCTGCACCACCAGCAGTAATATTAATATTTACATATGGGTTGTCATCACCATCAACTGTAAAGAAATATCCTGTGTATGTCGCAGCAGCAGGAGCACTAGCAAGTGTGCTAAATTCATTTTTATATTTTACTTTCGTTGGAAAATCTATTGTTCCATCAGTTCCATTGAAAGTATTAGTAATACTTCCATTACCAATAGTTACATTGCCAGTTCCATTGGGAGCAATATTAATATTCCCATTAGATGATGATATAATTGAATTACTATTAACATCTAAAGCAGAAGTTAAATTTAAATAATCTGACGCAACAAAGTTTGTTCCATTATATCGCAATACCTGACCACTACCTGCAGAAGCGAGACTAATGGTTAAATCTGTACCATTACCTAGAGCAGTATATAATTCATTAAAATTGTCATTAACTTTATCACCGCCAGCACGGAGAGTATCTCCAGTGTTGTCGTTAGCATTAGTACCAAGACTTAATAGTTGTTTAGCCATTACTCGCTACAATTTTTTAGTTATTTATGGTGTTTCGGGGTCAACTGGTTCCTCTCCGTATAGACTTAAGTCAGGAGCAGTCCAGTTATCATCTACAACTGTTTCTACTGCAACAGCAGGGTTTTGATAACCGCTTCCAGGATTATTAATTTCAACACCAGCAACACCAACTAGTGCTTTAACATTACCATCAAAACCAGATATAGAATCAAGTCTAACAGTTGGTCTAGTTGTATAACCAGATCCACCTGAAGTTACCTGAACGTTTTCAATAGTTCCTGAAGTAATATTTGCTTGTCCTTGTGCGTCCTTACCAAAGACTGATCCAAGATAGTCAAATGTAATTAAGGAGTTAGAAGATTCAATAACAGCAACTTCTCTATCTGAAGTCTCACCTTGGATGTCAATAAAGTCACCTGGTTCAACTGGTGGTACAACTTCAGCAGCATCAACGTCTGCCTCAGAACCAACGTAGGAGAAGGCAACGAATGTTGATCCCACACGAGGAATTTCAGAGAAGATAATTCTAGAACCAACGATCTCGAAACCTACGCCTGGTTCCTGAACAACACCATTTAGTGAAACAATAATGTTATTTTCTGGGAGAATTGTACTGGACTGAACACCTTCAGTTAGAGTTAGTGAATAGAATACTTCATTACGCTTAAGGTTGAATGACTGACGTAAGGAGTCAAACTCAAAGGATATATCATCTAACTGTCTCAACTTACCAACATAGAATCCTGTGAAGGATGCACCTAAATCTGGTGCTTCAGTAAACTGAATCTGGTTAGAGAACGCTGTATATGCGTTAGTTGCACCTGGAGGTTGTAATATACCATTAAGGAATATTAACATATGACCTGCAGAGTCAGGTAAGTATGTGGTTCCGTTATTAATTGTTAATGGGAACGTAGTTGTTGTTCCATCAAATCCCTTAAAGGAACGTTTAACACGTGCCTTAAGATCAGTAATACCAACAACTACAGATCTATAACCATCAGGACCGATGATATAATCTTTATCATCAAATGTTCCTGCAATATCTGTTAGATATAATCTCTTATTCAATGCGATATCACGAACATCTTGTACTAATGCAGCTGCAGCACCCTGAGTAGTAACAATCGTTAAAATTGATGCGTAACCAACTGGGAAGGACGCATTTGTGCCATAGTCACCTACAATATCACCCTGAGTAAATGATCCTTGATATTCCGCAACATATATGTAACCATTATCAATATCAACTTCAGTAATAATACCGTATGTGTTAGTATCTTGAATACCAGAGACAACCTTATAAAGTCTATTACCTTGAGTAAACTGATTAAGTCCACTTAGAACAGAAACACCAAATCTCTTATATCCACCAGAAGCAATTCTATCACCAACAGTAATATCAAGACCAGCATACTTAGAAACATCGATATATTTCCTAGAAGATGATGGATAAACAACAGCAGTTGATTCAAATGTTCCTACTAGAGATTCAGTATCAACTGTTAAGGTTCCACCAGTATTGTCAATAACAGATGCCTCTGCCTTAATATATCCAGTAGGTGATGCTGTAGCACTACTTGTATATCCCTTAAATGGAATATCATTCTCAAATTCACCCTTAACATCAATAATATGAAGTCTATCTTCTATTAAACTAATTTGAGCAGTTGTTGAGTTTAGAGCACCAACAATGGTATCTGTAACCGCCCAAGGACCAGCAGTAATCTTAACATCTAGGTACTTGTAGTTTTCATCAGACCAGTAAGCATAAACAACACCAGTAACAGAAGGAGCACCCTGTTTAGAAACAGTCTCATTCATAGTAAATGGTCCGTCTGTTATATCACCATCAATTCTAAATCTCTGATAAACTTGAACAACTTTACCTGAATTTTCAGTTATTGTTTCAATTTCAGCATTAGCATTACTTTGAAGACCATAAACATAAATTGAATTTTGTAAACCACCTTGTATACCTGCAGGAATGCTTCTAGTACCATAAGTCTTAGTAGGAACAGAAACACCATTTAATGAGATAATACCAGTGTAGTAACTATCTACTGCTAATTGCTCGCGGATAATATTTAAATTATATCTTACTAATCTTTCAATAGAACGATACTTATAATCAGTATTAATTGTATTGTCATAGTATGCATAGAATCCTGCATTAGTTGAAGGAGATATTAAAGATCCAGTAAGTGCCTTAATCATATAATCTTGTAACAGATCTAATGCATAAGTCTTAATGTTATACTCTGTATCAGCATAGAATACTTGACCAGCAACAGATTGATAAGGATCGAGAACACCCTTAAAGAGTTTCATACCCCAGATGTAAATACCAGAACTTGCATCTCCAGTATAGGTTGATGCACCAGAAGCATCTCTAACAAAGATTATTGGACGTATCTGAGAGAATCCGAAGGAGAATGTTCCAGTAATATATGCTCTATACCAACCATTACCATAAGGAACAACACCATATGCATCAATAACAATACCATTACCAGGAGTGAATATAGAACCAATAACACCATCATTCAAATTAAGATCGAAGAATGCTAATTGCTCTCCAACAGTTCCAGTATCAAGACCCATTTGAACACGAACTCTATTAAATTCACCTTTCTTCAAGAATACTGAGAATGTGTATTGCTGAGTTGTTTGAGTTCCAAGAGCACCAGTGTCAAATGTTTCAGTACCACTATCAAACTTAACTGTATCACTATCAAATGTTTCATAAGCACTAATAGCAAAGTTTTGTGAAATATAATGTTCACCAGCAACAGCAGCAGCAATTAACTTATCTGAAGTTGTTGTACTATCTGGTGATTCAAGTTGATCTGCAGATGTAGTTATACCAGTGTTTGTCCAACCAGTTGTAAAGTTTTCTGGATTAGATGCTATATTAGTTCCAGCAACTTGACCAGAAATATTAGAAGTAATTAATCTGGCAGTGTTAAGTGATTTAATATTAGCAGGTTCTGTATACCAAGTATAAGGAGCACTAACACCATTAGCAGCAATAGTTCCATATGCACCAGAATCTCCACCAACTAATGTTTGAGTTGGTTCAAACTTATTACCAGTCCATGATGAAGTATATAAAATTTCTTCATCATCATCCCATTCTAATACAGTTGCTTTACCACCATTACTAGAAACAACAGTTTCACCAACAACATAATCATTGAATGTACTAGTTAATTCTATTGTATAAGCAGTCCTTGTTTTATTAAAGTCAGTTGTAAGAATATCATGAACAGTATTACCAACCATTTCATCAATGAATGTATTATAAGTCCAAGTTCCAGTTCCAAATTGTGTATTAACAAGTGTGGTTATCTCTTCCTTATAGTAATTTTGGTTGTACTTAAGTTGCTTAACAGCACTTCTTGCTGCCTTACCACCAGGAGCAAGTATATCAATTGCAATATCACATAGATCACGATAACGATATACAACCGCATTCATACCACCAGCATCACTTAAACCATCTCTATACTCTGCTCTATTAGTATGAACTGCTTCATATTCATCAGCAGCACCTGATCCTTCATTTTGTGAGAATAATTTATCCTTAATACCAAATTGACCAAGATGTCTAAGTCTATCAATAGCGTAGATAGTTGCTGCTAATTCATCATCCACTTGTTCAATCTGAAGTGTAGCACTTAGATATTTCTCCATTGCAATAACAGTACTTTCATTACCACCAGTTTGTAGATCAGAAATAATACCATCTAAAATTAACTTAATATCTCTCTGACATGTAGCCTCTCCAGTAGATCCAGGATATGTAAGTGCTGAGTAATTAACACTGTTTAATGTATAAGTGAAATATGCAGTTGTAAGACCAGTAATTTCTTCAGCAAGGAAATCTTTATTGAAGTATAATCTATCTGCAGCAAGTGCATGGTCACTATCTGTAGGTGCGATCAAATCATTAATTGATGTAATTAATGTGTCAATAGCAGTTTGAACATTAGCACAATTACCACTAGAACTATTATCAGTAATACCCCAGTCACGAACAATGATATTATCGGTATTATCATATGTTAAATCACCAGTAACTGCTTGCTTAAGATATACACCTAAACGATCATGTGCATAAACAGATTGGAATACCTGTAAACGAATATGTTGTAATCCACCAGAAAGACTAATATAGAACTTAGCAGCTTTCGTGGTATTTAAATTACCACCATTTTCAAGGTCAGTAGCAATTGCACTAACAAACTCAAGTAAATCTTGCTTACAACGAACAGTACCATCTGTAGATGTTCCATTAGCATTTCTTGGCATACTAATAGCAAGATCTGGATAACGTTGTAGCATGTCATATGCTGCTTTATCAACGATAACACCACTATTTGCACGAATTAAGTATGCAGCATCACGGAATCTATACTGAGTATCTTCATCAATTTGATTAGTAACTATAAGATCATTGGCAGCACTATGATATGATACAGGGAATGGAGTATCATTATATGCGTCAACAGTTGCACCGTAGAACTTATATGGTGGTAGAACCTTAGTAACACTTGCTAAATGATCAACAGGTGTAGGTGATACATTAGCATTTGTTAATGTATCTGTAAGTATATCAATTAAGTTACCGACTGTAGTATGAACATCAGTACAATCTTTGAGATTGTAATCAGATTTCTTAACAGCTCCTTGAGAAGAACTTACCCATGAATGAGTATATTGATCTTTCTCTGCAGCTGCACCTACATCAATAGTAAATGTATCAGAAGTTACATCTTTAATCTCTAATAATTGATTATAAGAAGGATCTGTAGTTCTAGGATATGCAGTAGGTCTATCATTTCCATCCTGTGAACATGTAAATGTAAGAGATCCAGGAGCAAGATAAACTGCATCACCAGCACACTTAATACCATTAGTTGCAGCAGATACAAAAGTATGAACATAGTTACCACCAGTAACTACACCATCTGTTAATGCTGATGCAAATACATGATCATAATTACCACCAGTTTGTACTATAGATCTAGTAATAGCATCTGCGTCTGCTGTAACAAAGGTATGTGTATATGCACCACCTGAGATAACTGCGTTAGATGCAGCAGATACAAAGATGTGATTTGTTGTATTTGTAGAAGGTAATTTTCTAACAACTTTAAGATCTATAGTTGTAGCAGTAGTATCAACAATTTCAACTGGAGAATCATAAGCACTATCTTTCTTCTGACTAATTCCATTAGTGACAGCAGAAACAAATGTATGAATACTTGTATTAGTTGATGGAACA